CAGAACCAGTAGGAGGCAGTTCTATGGTTTGCGTTTTTTCTAGTTCAGGTTTGTTTTTGCAGTAGTTGTAAAGTGTTTCTGCAGCTGACAAGACATCTTCAAAAGTCTCACATTCCCAAATTTCACTAAGGATTTTTTTCTCTTCAGAGTTAAACTCAATATCAACAAAGTTACCGATTTTGAAATGCAGATTGGTACGATCTGCAAGATTCATTTTATTGATATCAACATCCTCAATCTCAAAGAAGTCCTCGTCAGCAAGTTCGTTGTATCCGCGATAGAAAGACTTTGCAAGACCTGCATATCTACGTTTCATTAGTTTCTCAATTCGAACATCCTCCACAATATTGACAAAGGAGTGGGGAATGTCTTCCGGTAGATCTTCGTTGGGAGTAAAAAGTGCGTGACCAACTTCATGTCCTACAAGCATGTCATAGACATCATTACTGGCCTTATCCCAAATAGGTAAGACCAGAACGCGAGTCTCAACATTGAATTGTGCCGTAGGACATTTCTTATGTTCAACAATCAGATCTTCAGTCGCCAGGAGTTTGGCGAGTTGAGATTTGATTTCATGAGACACCAAAGACATAAGGGTTGTTTCGTATGGACTCATAATACGACGAAACCGCCTTATCTGGGCGGTTCATGTGACGCTTTTTAAACTGTCTGAGGGCCTCTCTACGTGCTCTCATCGCTTGTGGTTTGAGAGTGGGTTTCTGTTCTTTCTTAGAGTGGTGTTGCCAATTAGGGGTTGTCATAGAACCATCCTGGAAAATCCTTTGACTTTTTCAAAACGAATCAACCCATCAAATTTATCATGCAATGACTCTTTGTGGGAGATGACAAAAATGTTTGCACCTTTGATGACAAATCTTACAATCTTAAGGAACTCTTCTGTTCCCATTCCATCCAGAGAACTATCGAACACTTCGTCCATGATAAGAAGATTTGTATTTACCGAATTCTTGAACCTAGCAACCTCTCTCCATGTGAAGAGAAGAGCTAGGTCAATTCTCATTTTTTCACCTTCACTAAAAGATGCGTAGGAAAAGTTTTCGTGAATGGGAGACTGCACCGTTTCATTGAACTCTTCGTCTAGTTTGAAGTTGATGTAAAAATCCATCATCTGGAGATACTTATTAACCTGTTGGTTGATAAGTGGAAGATACTTTTTAATGATCTTGGTTTTTACGCCACCATCTTTGAGAAGAGTATATGCGAAATCGTGATACTGAATCGTTTGTTTTTTCTCTCCTAGTAGTTCGTAGGTGTCTCTTAAGTTTTTATTAAACTCCGTTAATTTCTCATGTTCAGAATTTCTGTTTTCAAGTTGAGTGGTAATAGTTTGAATTTCCAACTCAAGATCTCTGACTTGTCTTTGGTATCCAGAGATTTTAACATTGTTCTGAGAAATCTCATTAGTTAGTTTTGTTACCTCTTTAGAGAGTTTAAGGAATTGACGCTCTCGATCCTCTTCTTTTTGAATTGCAGTCTCTAGTTCTTGGAACCCAGACTCTAACTCCTTCTTCTTACTATGAGCGTCCTTAATTTTATTTAAGCGAAACTCTTCTTCAATACCCTGCGTACAGGTAGGGCATACCGTATTTTCGTTAAAAAACTTATGCTCTTTCGCGACTGTAGATACTTTGTTAGAGATTTTACCTTTTAAATTTCCAAGTTTCTTCAACATTGCAGAGGAACTTTCATAACTCTGCATCAACTTTTGGAAGTCGTCCATCTCTTCTGCCAGTTTGATATTGAGATTCATCGCATCATTCTCTTCTCCCAAAAGAGTNTGAATCTTAGATTCTTTATCTGCAATATTCTTCTGAGCCTGATTCTCCAGTTCCTCAATAAAGTTCTGTTGCATCTGAACTTTATCTTTCAAAGAACTCTTTTTCAGTTCCAAAGTTTTGACTTGATCTCGAACGGTACGAATCTTGTCTTTGATAATCATGTTCATCGCAGAGAAGATTTTAATGTCAAGAAGATCTTCAATAACTTCACGACGACTATTAACAGGNAACTGCATGAAAGGAACAAAAGTCGATGAACCTAGGATCACAATCTGAGTGAAAGACTTATAGTTCATTTTCAGAACATTCTGTTCCAACCACTTCTGTTGAGTGCCAGCATCAGCCATCTGATCCAACACGTTTCCATTACGATGAATCTCAAAGATATTTGGTTTCATTCCACGACGAATCATCCAGTCAGTTGACCCAACTTTAAATTCAATCTCAACCAAACAGTCTTTCTCATTCGTGGTATTGAGAAGTTGTGGTTTATTAATTTTACGGAAAGGTTTATTGAACAGAGAAAATGTCAGTGCATCTAACACCGTGGACTTTCCTGCCCCGTTACTTCCAATTACGATGGTTGTGGATTTCTCATCCAGTTGAATCTCAGTCCACTGATTCCCCGTAGAGAGAAAGTTACGCCAACGAATTTTTTGAAAACAGATCATCTTTAGGAGGAACTATAATATCTTCAGGGGTAATTACATTATACTCATAATTATGCATTTCGCAAGCGGCTACCGCCGCATCGTCATCAACCTCAACTACCAACATCTCAGGGTAATCATTGTCCGCTAACTGCAAAGCGTATCGGGTTGCATCATCCTCTTCTTCAAACATGAGAAGAACTTTATCTCCGGTCTTGCCTTCAAGAGCAAAGGCACCATCTTCCTCATATCCCTTTACAGTAAGAATAAACATTACTCTACTTCGCAAGCCTCTTTGTATACGTCTTGTAAAATAGAGGTAATGACTGACTTATCCAAGTCAACCTCAGCCTCTTGAATATATCTATTCAGGATTGAAATTGTGTCTTCAGATTCTTCAGCTTCAAACTCTTCACTCTCAATAAGTTCAAAGTTTTCTACAACCTTCAATTCAAACAGATTAGATGAGTAAAGTTTATCAATATACTTCTCAAACTGTTTGGGGTCAGTCTTTTTGCGAACGATGACTTTAACAATCTTTTGTTCAAATGGTGTAGTGTCCAACATCTGATGAGGGGTATCCTCATAGTAGAGAATATGGAACATCTTATAAGGATTACTAACAAGAGTATGCTCTAGGGTTTCTGTATCAAAAAGATGAAATCCGCGAGTATCATTACAATCGTTCCAAAACATTTCATAAGGGTTCCCCAAATAGAACACTGTTCCATTATCAGATCTTGTGTGGTAATGTCCGGAAAAGACTTTAGTGAACTTATCATATAATTTACAGTCCATACCATCTTCCATGATATGACCGCGATGGGCTCTAAATCCATTGAGTTCAAGGTGCCCCATCGCACACTTACTACTTGAATTTTTTATCGCACGGAAACTACTCTCAGAATTTTCTGTATTGATCCATGGGATGAACAACACCTTCAATTTGTCTATCAAGACCTCAGTGCATTCTGAGTAAACTTTCACATTANCATACTCACGCAAAAGTAAATCAACTGCATTGACGTTATTAGTATTCTTATAGTACGCAGTATGGTTTCCTACAATAGTATGAACCGTGATACCCATATCACGCAAACGATCATAGTAATTGTTCTTTGCCCATGCAAGGGAAGAAAAGTCAACACCTTTGCGACTATCAAAAGTGTCTCCCATGTCTATCACAACCTTAATATTCTCTTTCTCCAAAGTAGGAAAGAAAATATCATTATAAAATTTTAGAAAGTAATCGTGGAAAAGTTTTGAGTTTTTGCGACAGCCAAAGTGTTGATCAGTAATAATGGCTGTCTTCATTGATAGTACATCCTCGTTTGAACTGCGTCCTTGATACTATTATAATCAGAACTGGACCCGGCCATCATACCATCATCTGAGAATACTTCATCATAACCAGACCTCTCAAGAATCTTGGTTTTGATTTCCAATTGTTTCTTTTCCTTCTGAATCCGTCTCAGAAATGCGTAGTGAATAATTTGTGTGAAGTATGCAAACGGGTTGGAAGACTTCTCCGGATTGAAGTTGTTGATGTATTGAACACAGTTCTCAATCCCATCACAAACCATATCGTCCTTGAACATGTAGTTCACGAAGTTTGGTTTGTATGAAAGGTGGGTGGCAATCTTCAGGAAGCATTCACCAAGGTAATTTGTAATACGAGGTTTAGGTTCTCCTCTCGTTTCCGCAAGAGCAACTTCTTCCTTATATGCGATGATCGCAGCAAGAAACTCTTTGTTGTTTACGTAGTGTTCGGATCTCTTCCTAGTCCTTGGCATTACATTAGACATTAGTATGTTTATCATTCATAACAATATTATATCATACTTATCAGGCTTGACAAGTACTGATTCTATGTGTAGACTAACTCTGTCAAGGGTGATGAGACAAATTAGCTTTGATTAAAAAGCTTCTCTAGAGATTCTCTTGCATCTTTGACACTCGACACGTAACCCATCTCCTTTGTAATTTTATTGGGTTTAGGCATCTTGATATTATAGTAGTAAGCCATTGCAAATCGAGTATACGTGTGTGCAATGTCTTCGTCAAAGATTTCACTAATAGTGAGTACTTTGTCCATTCCCACTATATATGTGGTTTCTCTACCAGATTTGATCCAGGGTTCCACCTTAACAATATTGACGTTCATTCTTCTAGATGAAGAACTGTTCATCATTGCTGGACATTCTACAAGGATTTGATCTTCTTCTAATTGAGTTACCTTTGCTACTATTTCTTCTCCCGATACTAACTTAATAACGGCGAGGAATTCTTCTGACATGTTTTTAACGGAATAGTGAGTATTTCATAATTAAAATTCTCTTCATTGTAAATTTTCACTCTCTCCATCAGATGATTTAGAGTATAATTTTTTGAAGAATTGTATGTGATGTCATCAGCGATATCGAATAGAGTGGCCTTAACCTTATTATCCCCTTTTCTAAGGACTCGTCCTATACTCTGTAAATTTCTTACTCTGGATTTGCTTGGTGAAGCAAAGATGACGTTGTGTAATCGTTTAATATTGATACCAGTTGAGAATGTTCCGTATGATGCAATGATGATTGCGTCTTCTTCCTGTTCTGTGATGGAACGAACTAGNTCCCTATCCTCAGTATCAACACCACCGTGAACGAAGAAACACCTTCTAGTTTCCTTCTTGTACTTATTTATTAGTTCAAATAATAATGCACCATGAGCTTCCACTCGACTGTATAATACAAGTGTGTTACCTTTCTGATCTAATGCTAAATTTTTAATAAAATTATTTCTTTGATTGTGACCAATAAGATATTGAATTTCATCCTCATATTTTTCAAATTTTTGTGGAGGATGTTTGAGTGTAAGGATTTTAATATTCAGTTTAGACAAATATCCTTTAGTCATCAAATCATCAGTGCTGATAATTTTATACGATGGTCCAAAGAGTCCTTCCAATACCCACTTATGAGTTTGTGTTCCATCCAGTGTTCCTGTGAAACCAAATCGATACTTACAGTCCAACAGTTTGGTCATGATACCAACCAGGGATTTGGACTTGAACAGGTGAGCTTCATCACCAATTACAACATCAAATCTTTCAAAGAAAGACTTCTCTAGTTTGTATATCGATTGCCATGTTGTGATGACAACTGGTTGGTCTGTAATCTTTTCACGACCAGAGTAGATCTTATGGCAATATGCATCTGCATCCCAACCATAGTCCTGAAAGTCTTTGTGCATTTGTTCTACCAATGATGTGGTAGGAACAACAATTAAAATATTTTTGTTTTTGTTTTCAAAGTATCTCACCAGGGAGTAAATCATCAAAGACTTACCAGAAGCTGTTGGTGAAATCAGAAGTTTACGATTGTGTCTCAGTGCATCATATACACCTTTAATTTGATACCCGCGTGGTTTGTGTGCAGAAATACTTTTCATGTAGTCTGCAACCCCTTCTGGCGACACTAGGGCGTTCTCTTCAATTGGTAATCCATAGAACTTATTCCCTTCAAATTCATATGTATACCCTTGTCTATTGCAGAAAGATATAACCTTATCAATTAAACCAACATATAACTCGTTTTTTCTAGAATCAAATAGTCGAATCTTTCCATCCCAATACTTATTTCGATATTGAGGCATAAACTTTGCCCCTGGAACATCGAAAGTAAAGTGATCAGATAATTCGTGATAAACGTGTGGTTCGGCTTCTATTGTGATATAGACTTCATTCTTTTTCTTAATGATCAAATGAGACATTCACATATCTTCAGTTAAAGATATTTATAGTTTATCTACGAATATCTTTTAAAACTTGATCTGCTGCTCTTTCCAGTCTTGGATCTACTTTTTCTCTCTTGGGTTTTACAGTTGGAGTTGGTTGTACAACTGTTTGAGTGCTTCTTCCCTCTCTAGCTCTGTCTAGTGCATCATCTTTTCGATCTTGTCTTGCTTGTCTCGCTTGTGCTTCTGCTGGAGATATTTTACTAGATGGTCTTTGAACACTTTTAGGAGTAGGTCTCGTTGTGCCACCTTGTCCATAATCAACGGGTTGTGACCTTCTACCTTGACCCTGTTTTCTTGATTGATGTATCAAACCCGCAGCACCAAGTGCAGCTGCAGCACCACCAACAATCTTAGGAACAATTGGTGCCATGAAGGGAAGTGCCAGAGGCACCGCTTCAGTTAAATCTTTTTTAAAATTTTTATAAGATTTCATTCTTGCACTTTATACTTGTATTCTAATACTATTCTATATAGGAAATCTTTTAACATCGCCAACCTCTGTTGTTCCAATGGATGACCTCCTGGCCATGTTTCTATGGTTTTACAAACAGCACGATAGAGGGTATGAACATCACTGATACCTAACTCTAACTCAACATATGGGGGTTCTTCATCATTAAATGGTTCTTCGTATTCATAGTCCATTAGTTGTACCCTGCTTGGAACTTATGCCATTCAATAGAATTCTTAATTTGATACGTGCGGTTTGAAATCTGTTTCAGAATACTATCAAGATAACTAATCATTGTGTCATAGTATTGGATCTTCATTGATGACTCCGAAAGTTTTTCATCTGCATCAAGATACTTTTGCATCGTGTCTTTGTCTCGAATTTTTTTGGGAAATGGATTTTCAATATAGACATCTGGGTCAGCTTTTCCTGAAAAGTATTCATATCGATCATGTCGAATGTTCTTTTTCAATTGTTCAGCTTTTGCACGTAAAAGAATCAAATTGTTCATCAATTCATGATACTTAGCATGAAGTTGAGGAACTTTCAGTGACTCTTCATGGAGATTATCAATATCGATTTTGGAATCTTCTTCCCACATCGACTGAATCATGTCAAGGTTTAGAATCATCTAGTATCGCCAATGGTCGGTTTGTTATCTAGTCTAACACCATTTCGATCAGTTATCTCATATATGGTATATTTGAAACTGACTTGTGCAGTGAANTATGAATAGTCCCTATCACTCACATCAAACTCAAGTGTAGAGAGAGATGTTGGAAAGACATCCTTGAATTTAACAAGAGTGTTTGGTTGATAATTACTATTCAAAATTTGTAAAGTNGCATCAGAAGACTCAAAGTATCTTGGATCTGTGCGTTCCATATCGTTAATAACAGAATATGGGTCTTCTGNTTTTAATGTGTTGTATTGTTCTACAGATTCTGGATATCCTAAGCCAGTAATCCATTTATAAATTTGGAGATAATTCTCCATGTTCTCATCAATTAAAAATCTAAGATTCAGATCATCATAAAGAACCTTGTCACCAGGAACTGCAATATCCTTCAGATATGTAGCTTGTACTGCAGTTCCCATACTGATTGAGGGAATATTTGCAGACTGGCACATAAAGTCAACCTTCGGTGCCTTTGAAAGGATAAATTTGAACCCTACAGGAGACATGTAGTTCCTGTTGGATATTTGTTTTGCAAAGGGAGATTGACTCATGAGAGTTTTATTTGTATTTAGATAAAAAAAGAGGGGTCCGAAGACCCCCCTGCACTTCCTTCACACGGAGTGAAAGTATATCACATAAGGTTGGTAACGGCAACGCGACGATAGTAGCGGTTGCTGTTAACGGTAAGAGTACCATTACCCTGAGTTGTGCCCTGGGAGAATGGGTTCTCAACCATGCCATAACGAGTCTTGAAGCCAATTTTTGGCTGGAAGGTGTTCTCGCCGACGGCGCGTACCATCTGCAGAGGTACGTAAGGGCAGTAGAAGAGACCAGCGTCATAAGGGGAAGCACCCTTATAACCGATGACGTAGTACTGAGTTGCAGCACTGTTGGCAGCATATGGGTCAATGTAGACTCTATACTTACCATTGATTACACCAGCGAAGGTGTTACCAGTGTCATCAACGTTGAGGTTAGCGTTAAGAGCAGGGGTGTAGTCCAGAACACCAGCCATGGTCAGTGCAGAAGCAACGTCTGCAGAACACATGATGATGTTACCCTTCCCTCTACGAGTTCTCTGGGCGATTGCGTTCGCATCTCTTTCGATCTGGAACAGGAGACCCTTGAACTTCTCAACAGACCAACGACCGTTGGAGTCAACGTCGAGGTTGAAAGTACCAGCCTGAGCGGTGTTGACCTGAGCACCAGTCTCAGCAACTTTGTAGATGGTACGGATGACTTCGCGGTTGATCTCAGCAAGAATCTCAGTAGAGAGAATGTTTGCGAGTTCAGCCTCAGCGTTCAGACCGTGAATTGCCTTCAGGTCCTGAGCCAGTTCCATCGAGTACTCAGCTTTCAGAGCACGGGACTTGGCGGTAACGGTGACCTTCTCGATCGAGAAAGCCATTTCGTTGAAATGGTTGCTGCTTGTACCAAGACCTTCAGCGTCGTCGGTACGCATACCCTGACCAACATCGTAACCAACTTGGGTTGCGTTGCTGGAAGGATTCAGAGCACCAGGGTTGGTTCCACTCTGAGCGGTAGTACCCAGACCAGTTGCAGCATTAACGAAACCGTTAGTCTGCGCGTTGGTCGAAGCCTGACCAGAGAATGCAGTATCTGCTTCGTTGAAGAATGCTTCAGTACCCAGTCTAGCATCAGCGTTGGTTCCGTCAACATAACGGGAACGCATCGCGAAGATGAGTCCAGTAGGAGCGTTCATTGGTTGAACGCCAGCCAGGTCATAAGCGACCAGGTTAGGCATGGAACGTCTGATCAGGGAGATCAGAACAGGGTCGAAACCAGCAACAGGGCCGGTTGCGGTGGCGGATCCAGTGTATCCACCGTTACCGACGCTCATAGTAGGAGCTTCGGACAGGAATGATTTTTCCTCGGAAAGGAATCTCTCTTGGTTCTCCAGGAGTTGAGCGGTTACTGCGCGACGATGGGAATCCTTAATTGGATCAAGACCATCATGCTCAAGAAGGGGTGCCCACTTCTCCTGCAGATGTTCGGCATTGAACATTTGCGTTTACCTAATGAATGTGTACGTTTGTTGTGTTAATAAAGTTGAGATCACTTCTGAACTGATCTGGAAAGTACCTGCATGTAAGCGGCCATCGACCCAGAAACATCTTGGTCGGTGCTTTCGGTCAGGACTTCAGAATCATTTCTCTTAGGAGAAGACTTGAAATACGACTCTTTCAGAGTCTCAAGCTTACCCTTATAAGACTCTTCACTCTCAAACTCTACACCCTCAGCAAGGGAAGCGAGCTTGTCTTTCTGAACAGTCGTCAGACCTTCAGCGACATCGGAAAGGATACCACCAGCAGTTGCCTCGGAGAGACGCTTGTTGATCGAAATATTCTTCTCAATTTGCTCGTTGAGTTTTGTCTCCATTTCATCTAACTTGTCTACCATAGACTCAACAACATCATATTTTTCTTCAGGGATAGTTACATAATGATTTTCAAAAAGACCCTTCATTCCTTCAAGGAACGATTCGGTCATTTCGGTTCTAAGGCCGTGTTCGACTGCGATTGCATTTTCGGTGATCCACTCGTCAGCGACATACTCCAGATAGGAGTCAACACGCTCGACCAGTTCTCCCTTCATTGCTTCAACTTCTTCTACAAGTTGAGCTTCGTAGCGANCTTCGAGGGCCTCTCTGATTTCGGTTACTTTAGACTTCAGAGCAGCTTCGAAAATAGTCTTGGCTTTATCTCTAAACTCTTCGGAGAGTTCTTGTCCACCGAGAAGAGCATTAACGTCTTCTTCGACATCAACGTCGTCGGTGATTTCGGGGAGTTCTTCAGCAACAATCTCTTCGACTGTTTCTTCTACAACTTCCTCTTCTGTAGCTTCGTCTTCAGCGATGATTTCGGTATCCTCAATCTCAGACTCTTCTTTTGAAAGAGCGCCCTTTACGGACTTGAGATTTTTGGCATGACCGCCCTCACCACCTGGGTCCTTAAGTTTTGCACTATCGTCATCTGGACGATAGTTTTCTGGAGTAGGACCGCCGAGATCTTCATAACTTACACCAGCCATAGTCTGCATAGGCTCAGCAGGTGCAGCACCTCTGGTCACGGCGTTCTCCATTTCTTGTAAATTCCTCTTACGGGACATCTGAACTCTCCGATTTAACCTTGTAATTAAACTATATTTATTTATAAATTAGAGATTTGCTAAGAAATCTTGGAACAGATCTAAATTAAACTATATTTATTTATAAATTAGAGATTTGCTAAGAAATCTTGGAACAGATCTAATTTCTGTTCGTCAAGTTGATTTTGATCTACAAGAGTGTTGATTCTCTTATAGGTTTTTTGTGCATATCTTTCGCGAAGAATGCCGCCATCCCAGACCCACTCTTTGCCTTCCATAATACCATCTACAAATGCATCAGGTGCAGATGGGTCAGCAACGATATCGGCAGCAGTAGCAAGAGTAAAATCTTCTCCTACTACGCTGTATCCTTCACTACACTTATTTAGTGAACCAACACCACGAGAAGATACACCTAACTTAACTCCCTCACCAAGGAGAGACTTAGCGATGTTACCCATGGGGGTGGAAAGAATTTGTGCCTTTCCAATGAAGTTATTTCCCTCTTGACGAAGAGAAGTAATCTTGTGAGAAACACGATCGAGGTTGACGGTAGGACCATCGGGGTGACCGAGTTCACCAAGAGCACGGCCCTTCTGAACGAAGTTTTCGTTATAACGATTTACTTCGTTAGCAAGAGTTGAAATGGGATACATTCTCCCATTGCGGTTCTTGATTTCTCCTTGAAGGAATACACCTTCAATAAAGAGGTTCTTTTTACCGTTGCGTTGTTCAACGATAACCTCAACGGTTTCGATTTCTTCTCTAATTAGTTTCATTAGCCTGCGCCTGAAATTTGTACTTGTTGTGCGTATAGTTTGCCAGATCCACTGTCAGTTCTAGCTGCAACAACTAGAGTTTTTCTTGCCTTCGCATCAGTGAATGATGCATCAGCGGCTGTCAGAGCTCTGCTGTCATAATCAATGGTTAATCTCTCAGAGAAATAACCATATGTATTTGCACTGCTGTCTACTGCTAATACTTTTCCTGTTGTATTAAAACCAGTTACTCCTGTCACACCAGTAATGGTGAGAACATCATCTACTACAAATGGATTTCCAGTACCTTCAGGGAGGTCGATAGTGGTTATACTACCAGTTGAAATACCAGCAATAGGAGAAGAACCAGGGCTTAACGCAAGAGTTGCGGTGGTTCCTGCAGGAACAAAATAGTTGGCAGTAGTAGCAACAGCAGTGGTTCCAATAGCAACGTGAGCGTTTTGCGAAAGTGCAACAACTCTCAGAGTATCTGACTGAACAGTAAACTGTGCAGACTGTGCTGATGTGGCTGAAGTATTAAAATTAATACTATCTCCAACTGGTGAATGTGCCATTACTCGTCCTCTTCGGTTTCTAATTCATTGTCAATTTCACCGATTTCATCTGCATCGGTTTCATCATCTTCTTGATCCTGAAGACCAAACATAGCATCTGCTACATATGGTCTAGCGAATTCAATCCTTTCTGCAGCTTTTTGATATAACGCATTTTTAATTGCATCACTTACTTCAGACGGAGAATCATCCGCAATCATCAAATCCATTAATTCATCCATAGATCAATATGTGTATATCTATGTTTTTATTTATATCTCACCACCTTTGGGTGCTCCTGGAGACTCAGGTGCTTCGATTGGAGCTTCGTCAACTTCCATATCTTGTGGGAGATTACCCATGCCACCCGCAGATTGCATAGCCATATTTGCCATCATCATCTCCTCTTCAGATGGAGGAATGATTCCAGCTTCTTTCTCTGCAGCAATCTGAACATCTTGCTCAATAATTTCTTGATCAGTCTGACGTAAAACCTTACGACGGACATAATCGACAGAGAAGTACTTTCCAATATATGGATCTGCACTTGCAAGAATACCCAGTCTCTCTTGCATCAACTCAGCATCTTTCAGTTCTGCGAAGTGATTATCATAGAGATAATCATACTGAATATGATCACTCATGCTGTCCCATTCTTCGGGAGTTACAACATTTTTAAGAATAAGTTGAGTTCTAAGAACGTCATGGAAGAGATGGCTAAATCTCTTTCTCATTCTTCCAACAAACTTACTGAACTTAAGTTCATCCCTCAAAATTTCAGAAGATCG